CCGTGGACAGGAAACATTGTGGCTCTTCCCAACAACCGCGTCAGGGTGACTCACCCAGCGTGGTTCTCAGTGGGTGAGGGCGCACCGGATTTCAGGCCGTCCCAGCACGTTCACTACTCTAAGTCAGACTTGGATTACACGCTGGACGTAAACAGAGTATTCGACAACTTATACGCAGGTGAAGGCAATGAAAAGCAAGATGAATCCTAGGGGCGGGAAAATGCCAAAAGGCATGAACAAGGGCGGCAAGTTAAAGATGGTCACGAACGACAAAGGCCAAGAGGTGCCGCATTTTGCCGCAGACGGCCAAGGTAAGATGGCAGGCGGCGGAAAGACAAGGGTAGCCAGCAAGATGATGACGAAAGGTTACTTCAAGGGCGGCAAGACAATGAATGAAGGCGGCTCTATTGGTGGCGCGGTTGGCAAAAAAGGTGAAGCAGAGAAACTACAACGGATGCTGGAAGGTCGCGAAAGAAGCTCTGGAATGCGCGGTGGCCCGCTGAAAAAAGAGGATATCCCCACTACAGTTCGCGGTGGGCCGCTGAAAAAAAAGGATATTACCAAAAAGAAAAAGCCAGCGAGCAAAAAAGACTAAATGGCTATCGACCGCGTAGCAACACCCTTCAGCCCTCAAGGGGGCGGTGAAGACCTAGAGATCGTGATCGAAAACCCTGAGTCTGTCAGCGTGATGGACGAAGACGGGGGCATGGTTATTGATTTCGATCCAAATGCGTCTGGCCTTATGGGTATTGAGCATGGCTCCAACTTAGCGGAGTACATGGACGAGCGAGACCTAGATGGCCTTGCGAGCGAGCTTGTCGGGCAGTTTGACGCTGACCGGATGAGTCGTGCGGATTGGGAAGATTCTTACGTCCGTGGCCTTGACTTGTTAGGACTAAAGTTTGAAGACAGGTCTACACCGTGGGAAGGCGCCTGTGGCGTTTTTCACCCGATGCTGTCTGAGGCGGTTATTCGCTTCCAAGCCCAGACCATACAGGAGATATATCCTGCCAGTGGCCCTGTAAAAACTACCATTGTCGGCAAGATAGACGACGAAAAGACCAAGCAGGCGCACAGAGTACAGAACTATCTGAACTACCTAATTACTCAGCGTATGACGGAGTACAGGACGGAGACAGAAAAACTGTTGTTCTCCCTGCCGATTGCAGGCTCCGCATTCCGTAAGGTCTATTTTGACCCAAGTATGGGCAGACCCTGCGCCATGTTTGTGCCAGCAGAGGATTTTGTGGTCAGTTACGGTGCGTCTGACCTGTCAACGTGTGAGCGTGCTACCCATTTAATGAAGAAGACTTCCAACGAAATTAGGAAGTTGCAAGTTGCTGGGTTTTATTCAGATATAGATTTGCCTGCACCAACACCGGACATCTCTGAGATACAGCAGAAATATGACCGGATGACGGGAGACTCGGACAACTACGAGCTTGACCACAGGCACACCCTGTTAGAGATGCACGTTGACATCGACCTGATAGGGTTTGAAGACACAGATAAGGGCAAGCCCACGGGTATTGCTCTGCCTTACGTTGTTACCATTGACAAGTCATCACGAACAATCCTGTCAATACGGCGCAACTGGTACGAAGATGACCCCGTAAAGATGAAGCGGGATCATTACGTTCACTACCAATATTTACCGGGGCTGGGATTCTACGGCTTTGGTCTAGTACATATGATCGGCGGACTGTCTAAATCAGCAACATCGTTGCTTAGGCAGTTAGTAGACGCCGGAACGCTCGCCAACTTACCGGGTGGATTGAAATCTCGCGGACTCCGAATAAAGGGTGATGACACTCCCATCATGCCCGGAGAGTTCCGAGACGTAGACGTTCCGGGTGGTGCAATCCGTGACAACATCACGTTCCTACCATACAAGGAGCCAAGCAACGTCCTCTATCAGTTGCTAGGCGATATTGTTCAGGAAGGGCGTCGATTTGCGTCAGCGGCAGATGTAAAAGCCTCAGACATCAACGGAGAAGCGCCGGTTGGCACCACACTTGCAGTATTAGAGCGCGAGATGAAGGTGATGAGCGCGGTACAAGCCCGCGTTCACGCCGCAGTTTCAAAGGAACTGAAGATTCTATCAGAGCTTGTTAGGGACTATGGCCCAGAGGTCTACCCCTATCAAGAAGACGACGGCCAGATTGTCCCCACAGACTTTGATGATCGGGTGGACATTATCCCCGTCAGCGACCCCAATGCAGGCACAATGGCGCAACGAATCATGCAGTATCAGGCGGCGTTACAGTTGGCGGCTCAAGCGCCCCAGATGTATGACCTGCCACTGCTACACCGTCAGATGTTAGATGTTCTGGGTATCCAAGATGCAGACAAGATCGTCCCAACAGAGGACGACATCAAGCCAACAGATCCTGTTACAGAAAATATGAACATCATTACCGGAGAGCCGGTTAAAGCATTCATCTATCAGGATCACCAAGCGCATATTCAAGTTCATATGGCGGCAATGCAAAACCCAGAAATTATGAAGATGGTTGCAAGGGCGCCCAACAAGAAGGCTATAGAGGCCGCATTTGCCGCACACATCGCAGAACATGTAGCGTTTCTATACAGGTCTAAGATTGAAAAAGAGTTGGGAATTGAGCTTCCCGGCCCAGATGAGAAGCTACCCGAAGATATCGAACTGCGTATATCCAGATTGGCAGTGCCTGCGGCTGAACAGCTTACAGGCAAGGCCCAAATGATGGAGCAGGCAGAAAAGAACGCTCAGCAGTCGCAAGATCCTATTGTTCAAATGCAACAGCGAGAGTTGGCGCTCAAAGAGCAACAGGCGGCGGCTAAGGCGCAGACTGACATGGCAAAAATTCAAGTCGACGCACAAAAGGCAGAAGCCAAAACCATGATTGATCTTGAAAGAATGGATCAAGATGAACGCTTAGAAAGCGCAAAACTCGCCGCAAAGGTGGCGATGCAAGATTCCAAAGATGAATCTCAACAGGAAATTGAGGGATTCAAAGCTGGATTCAATCTTATTAGGGACACCCTAGATGACGAAAAAGGCGAGCAATAACCTTCTAACAACCATACAGAATGAGCTGAGAGTTCAGATGAATGAGGTTTCAGACCATATGGCGATGGGTGGTTGCAAGGATATGGATGAATACTCCCGCAACGTGGGGATTATTCAGGGACTGGCTTTTGCAGAAAGGACGCTACTAGACCTAGACGAAAGGATAGAGCGCGAATAATTCGTTACAAACGGTAACGCATGGTGACACCAGACACCTACCTCTGGTGCAGGAACGGACTATGACTGAAGAAGACACGCAGGTTGCCAAGCAACTGCCTGAACCTAAAGGCTACAAATTACTTATTGCTCTCCCAGAGCCGGACGAAATGACGGAGGGGGGCATCCTCAAAGCAAGAGAAACCATGCAGGTTGAAGAGATTGGCTCTGTTTGTGGGTTCGTCGTAAAGATGGGCTCTGACGCTTACGGAGACAAAACTCGCTTCCCAAGTGGCCCGTGGTGCGAGGAAGGTGATTGGGTGCTAATGCGCTCATACAGTGGAACGCGATTTAAAGTTCACGGTAAGGAGTTTCGCCTTATCAATGACGATAGCGTTGAAGCAGTAGTTGAAGATCCTAGGGGGATAGTAAAGGTATGAGCGAAGAGCAGATGGAAGAACAGACCATGTCCACTGAGGACAAGTTTTTCGGTGTCAAAACAACCATTGGCGGTGAAAAAGCCGATGTCGATGTCGAAGTCGTAGATGATCGCCCAGAAGAGGATCGTCGCTCTCCTGCCAAAGAGGCAAAGGAAAAAAGCGTTGAAGCAGGTGACGAAGAGCTGGAAGGTTACTCGGACAAAGTCAAAAAGCGTATTAACAAGCTCCGCTATCAACAGCATGAAGAGCGTAGGCAACGTGAAGCCGCTGAGAAAATGCGCGAAGAAGCTGTCAGAGTTGCACAGAGGTATGCGGACGAAAACAAGAAGTATCATGCAATTATTCAAGAAGGCGAGGGA